CCTGCTGGCGGGAGGCGCACCGCACGTTTGATGCGCCGGTAAAACCGCAGAAAAAAAATACCGCGCCGCCCTGGGAGCAGGAGAAAAAATACGTCCCCACCAGTGAACCGTTGAGCGTTGCGGAAATGAGAAAGGCCGACAATGAATGACCGGGACGAGATAAAGGAGCGGATCAAGTCCAGCGTGGACCTGGCGGATTGGGTTCGCCGCGATGGAATCCAGCTAACGGGCGGTCCGAACGAGTTCAAGGCCAAGTGTCCGTTCCATGACGATAGCACTCCGAGTTTTACGGTGTTCCGCAAGGATGGATCTTGGGCGTTCCACTGCTTTGGCTGCGCGGCAAGCGGCGATATTTACGAGTGGGTAATGCGGCGCAAGGGCATTGCGTTTCCGGAGGCGCTTAAACTGGTCGCTAATGATGCGAATATCGCCCTGCCTTCGTCTGGAGCTAGGTTGTATCAACCGGCCGAGGTAAGGGCCGCCGCCAGCGCCGAGCAGTTTGCCCAGGAACGCGAGCGCGGGCCGTTCGATCCAGAAAAATTCCGGCCGCTGAATCCCGAAGGGAAGGTGGCCAAGTATTTGACCGAAAAACGCAAGCTCCCGCTGGAGTTGCTGGTGGATTACAGTGTGGGTGAGACGGCGGATGGCGAGGCGTATTCCTTTGCCTACAAGTGGCGGCCGCCATACTGGCCGGCGAGCCGTCCGCGCCCGTTGTTTGAGTTCTGCAAGGTGGTCAAAGTGGACCGGCCGGATGGTAAAAAGATCGAATGGCGCGAGCCGAAGGGCGGCAAGAACATTTTGTTCGGCATGGTGTCCCCGCGAGTTCTGGAGGAACACGAAAAGCACGGGGAATTGGTGATCTGCGAGGGGGAAATTGATGCCATTACCTGGGCGGCCTACGGCTACGCGGCGGTGAGTGTCCCTGGTGGCGCAAAATACTTGGGCTGGATTGATCTCTGTTGGGATTGGTTGGAAAACTTCTCCAAAATTCACATTTCCTTTGATGAAGATGCGGCCGGCCGCATGAAAGTTATGGAGATCGTAACCCGTTTGGGAATCGTTCGGACAGATATGGTCCGACTGAAACACAAAGACATTAACGAATGTTTGCAGGCCGGCGTTAGCCGGGAGGAAATTCAGGCGTGCGTGGCCCAGGCGGAAGGCATCCGGCCGGAAAAGCTCAAGGGCATCATGGATTTTGGGGATGAGATCTGGCGCAAGTTTCATCCGGACGGCACGGAACAACTGGGCCTGCTCCTGCCCTGGGGAAATCATTTCGGCAGCAGCCTGCCGTTCCGTTTCCGCTACGGCGAGGTGACAGTGTGGACCGGTTACAATAAGCACGGCAAAAGCGAGGTGTTGAATCACTGCATTGTGGATCTGTGCTGGCAGGGGGAAAAGGCGTTGATCTGCTCCCTGGAAGTGCAGGCCCCGGAAACCTACCGGAAGATCATCCGCATGAGCCAGGGCCGGCGGGATGTGTGTGCGGTGGAAGAACGGGAACTGTTCGCGGAACGGTGTCTGCGTCCGCTGGCGGACAAGGTGTGGGTTTATGATGTGGTGGGAACGGCCGCCCTGGAGGATGTGTTGAACGTGATGCTTTACGCCTACCAACGGTATGGCGTGCGCCAGTTCGTGCTGGACTCCTTGATGCGGTTTGAGGGCCTGGACGGCGAGGGCCAGGACATTTGGAACTCGCAGAAAGAGTTCATGGGCCGCCTGCTCCACTTCGCGCAGTTGAACAACGTCCACATTCACCTGGTTGCCCATAGCAAGAAACCGAAAACGGGCGGGGACTCGGTGCGGCCGCAACGCTACGACATTCAGGGCAGCGCCTACATTTCCAACCTGGCGTTCAATGTGATCGTGGTATGGCGCAACCGCAAGAAGCAGGACGAACTGGAGGAACTGTTCCAGAAGGTGGAGCAAGTTTGGGTTCAGAAGAACCGCGATTCCAAACAGAAGATGCCCCAGTTCAAGCGCCTGCTCGGTGGTAAGCCGCCCAAAGAAGCGCCGCCGGAACACCTGACGCATTGGAATTACATGATTGATTACCTGGAAATGCTTCCGGTTGAGGACAAGGACCGTTTCCTGGAGTTGGTGAAGGATCACGATTCCTATTTGTGCGTGGACGCGCAGCGCGGCGGGGAAGGGGATACGCCCGTTCGCCAGCTTTGGTTTCACTATGACAGCCTCCAGTTCCTGGAAGTGTCGCCGTGGGAAAATGGCGATAGCCGGCGCAAGCCGGTGGTGTATGTCGCCCGCAAGCAGGCGGAAATGGACGAAGCGTTTTGATGAAAACTCCCGCGCAACTGATTGATGAATTGCACCTGGCCGGCGCGATGTTCGCCCAGGAAGGCGGCGAGCTACGCTTGCGCGGCGCGAAGATCTCCGAGGCTTTGAAATCGGAATTGAGGGAGCAGCGGGATGCGGTGGTGGCGGAATGGCATCGCCGCCAGGATTGCCGGCTGGATCGCTACGCCGAAGTGCCTACGGGAGACGTTCCGTTGTTCGGGCAGAACGCCAACTTGAGCCACAAGCAGGGCATGATTGTAGTTCACTATGCGTTCCGCCAGCCCCGGCCGGTCCATGCCTGGGTGATGGGGAGAACGGGCGAATACCACAAGCTCGGACTGCCGTTAGGCCAGGATGAAGTGGCGGCGTGCCTGGATCTGTTGTGCTGGCAACGGAACGCGGCCACGGCGGCGGCCGTGGAGTGGTTGGCAGGAATTGAAGAATGTGCCGACGATTTGAAACGGATTAACGCAGACTCAAGCCAGCCCGCATCTACGATATGAAACAGCCAAAGACGTTACCGATTGCCGAGGCCGCGCCGCTAGGGATTGGCTTCGATGATTTGTTGGGCGACTTCAAGCCGTCTCTCAACAATGTGTCTGGAAACATCTGGGAAGCCTGCATAACGCTGCCAGTGGTCGGAACAGTAACCACACAAGGCAATGGCTGGCAGGAAGCCAAGATGCGTCTATGGCTCGTCAGCCGCGCCGTGGGAATACTAGCCGAGAGAACCCGCGAACTCCAAGAGCCGAAGGGCTGGACGGAAGCTGAATGGCGGTCAACGCTGAAAACCATGCGCGATGTCTGGTCGCCCAACGCGGAGCTATGCGGCGGCGCTTCGCCGTCCGCATCAGCGTCTGGTTCGCAGAGCAATTTCACGAAAGACTAACTATGGGACAAGACTCAAAAATCGAATGGACTCACCACACGTTTAATCCGTGGTGGGGATGTGTGAAGGTATCGCCAGGCTGCGCTCACTGCTACGCCGAGACGTTCGCCAAGCGCACTGGCAATGTCGTGTGGGGAACTGAATCGCCGCGCCGGTTCTTCGGTGAAAAGCACTGGAACGAGCCGCGCAAATGGAACGCAGCGGCGCAGGCCGAAGGCCAGCGCAAGCGCGTCTTCTGTGCGAGCATGGCTGACGTGTTCGAGGATCGCGAAGACCTACGCAACGAACGCCGGAAGCTGCTGCATCTGATAGACGAAACGCCGTGGCTCAACTGGCTGCTGCTGACCAAGCGCCCACAGAACATTGCCCGACTGATGGACGACGCCATGAATGGAAACTTCGACCGGCTGCGCACGTTCCGCGACCACATGCCGAATGTGTGGCTCGGGACGACGGCGGAAGACCAAGAGCGATACGATGAGCGGATGCCGTGGCTGCTGCAAATCGAGGCCGCTGTCCATTTCGTGAGCGCCGAGCCGCTGCTCGGGCCAATCGTGATGAATGGCGGCCCGCGTCCTGACTGGCTGATTGTCGGCGGAGAGAGCGGAGGCAAAGCAAGGCCGATGGAACGCGCATGGGTGGAATCGCTCCGCGACCAGTGCGACGAACGCACGGCCTTCTTCTTTAAGCAGTGGGGCGGCGTGGATAAGAAGTCCACGGGCCGCGACCTAGACGGTCAAACGTGGGATGCGCTGCCTTCTGCGAACGACCGAACTGAGCGACAGCAGCCGGGCTGCGCTCACGACGGCACAAAAACGATATG